TAAGACACCATTAAGGCTTGATTTGGTTTTAGATGGTGGTATTTTTAATGGCAGTTATTTGGTAGGAGCATTGTGCTTCTTGAAAGAAATGGAAAAACGTAACTATATTATAATTGAACGAATATCGGGTTGTAGCATTGGTTCAGTAGTAGCGTTCCTTTATTTTATTGATTCTTTAGATATGATGCCAGTGTTATATGATATTGTTAAAAAAGAATTTCAAAATGGCTATAAATTACCTACTATAAAGGATCTTAAAACGCATTTAAAAGAGAGAACACCAAGCGATATTTGTGAAAAGATAAACGGAAAACTATATATGTCTTATAACAATGTTAGAAAATATAAAAAAAGCGTAAAATCGCAATATAAAGACATTGATGAAATATTTGATACCATTATTAAATCCTGTTTTCTTCCCTATTTAATTGATGGTAATTTTTTATATAATAATAAGTACGTTGACGGAATGAACCCATATATTTTCAATAAGGTGCCTGATAAAAAAATATTGTATTTGGATCTTTTTGGTTATGATAAAATCGGTAATTTATTAAATGTTAAAAATGAAAAATCAAATTTTCATCGTATTCTCTCTGGACTATTAGATATACATAATTTTTATATTAAACAGTCGAATACACAAATGTGTAGTTATGTGAATGATTGGTCGGTTAATAATAATGTGTTTAATTATGTAAAAATCTTTATTGAAAAGCTTACACTAAATTTTATATATATTGTAATATATTTTAAAACTATAATACCATTTGGGTATGATTTTGAAAACACGATTGTATATAAGATAATATCAAAAATAACACACGATATTTTTATCATATTATTGGAAACGTATTGTTTGTAAATCTACTTTTTCTACTTTTTCTACTTTTAAAAAAGTAGAGCAAAACCTACTTTACACCTTTTTACATTTACTATGCTTCGCTGAAACGCCGATTTTTATTAGTTAAAATTATATAAAAATAATATTTGAATTAGTATATTTATAATGAACGCATCTACGATTGAAATATTATTAAATGAGGGAATAAAAATTACAACGGAAGAATGTTGTATATGTTACGAAAAATTTATTGATATAAGTTGTGACGATTTATGGGATTTATATGAAAAAATATTAGAAGAAAATAAATATAATGTAACTGAAGATATATTATTTGGTTCGTGTGCTTCAACTACGTTATGCTATGACGATAGATTTGAGTGTTTAACTTGTAAAAATACAGTTTGTTATGGTTGTATTATGAAAATGGAAGACCCTGATGACGAAGAATGTGACAATTATGATGGAAGCAAAGATACTATGGAAGAAACTGGTAGAATTACTTGCCCTATATGTAAAACAAAAGATTTTAGGCTAAAATTTACAAAACATTTAAAAGGTTATTGTGGAGCAAGAGGTGGAGTTTTGCCAGAAAAAATTATATATGACATTAAAAATATTTCTAATATAAAAAATAAATAAACGTTTTACATCTTTTTAAATTTAAAACGCAGATTTTATAATTTTGCTCTACATAAAGGACAACTACTATTTCCCTTTAGTTTATTTTTGTTATAGTTTTCTCGTTCTATTTCTAATTTTATAAGTTCAGTATGATACCTAAATTTACAATTTTCGTAATTTATAAATTCCTCTGTATTCATCCATTCAGGACGTTCTGAAATTAACCTATTTCTAATTTCTATTAATTCATCATAACTTTTTGTTTCAATATTAAAATATTCATTTTCATATTCACAATATTCCTCATATTTTATGCGTTCAGGGTCATTGTCATCGTCATCATCAAAATTATAAGGAAATTCTGGATATTCAATATTCATTTCCCTCCAATGAACTGGTGGTTCATTTGTTGTAGAACCAAAATATATGGTCTTACAGCATTCAAAACACAGTTTGTGAATACAAGTAGGTAATTTAATTAAATGTTTATCTTCAAAACAAACACAACATTCACCATTTTGTTTAAGGTTATTTATTGGTATAACTATTTCACAGTGTTGACAAATCCATATACCATTGTAATTTACTATAAAACAACTTGGATAAGGAAATATTTCATCGCAAAAATAACACAAATGATTTTCATAAGACATATAATATATTATTATTTATAATATATTTAATTAGTTTTAGTATATGATTAAACAGGCATTTTAAATGTAAAAAGGTGTAAATGAGAAAAGATGAAAAAAAATAATTTAATACAATGCTTTCTTGTTTTTTCTCGTCTTTTTTCCATAAAAATCAAAAAAGGGCTTTCTTGCTTTCGCTTTTGCCTTTGTTTTTTTCTTTTTTTCTGTTTTCTTTTTTTCTGGTTTTTCAGGTTTTTCTTGTTCCAAAGAATTTTTATTTTGGTCCGGTTTATAATTTAAAAACCATTCATCAAGATCTGCTTTATTTTTGCTTTGCTTCAATTCTCTATATTTTGCCGCCTTTTCAGCTCGCATTTCCTCTACAGATTCTTGGTGTCCGTAACATATTATACTAAAGCGTTTTAACAATCCTTTTTGCTCTAACCGATTTTTTTGCTGTACTTCAAATAAAAATTTGGACATACATAATATTCTCTCTGAAAACTCATTATAATAAGGTCTATCAACATATAGAAACGCCAAATAAAAACTCAACATAGTATCTATAGTTGCTATTTTCACCTTTTGTCCTTTTATAAAAAGCACATTATAACTATGACACGCTATTGGTTTATAAATGAACGCGATCGTATCTTTTCCGACTTTGATTTCATAATGTTCGGGGACTATTTCGCCGGCCGGCTCGTGTTTCACAACTTTACAATTAGTTATACCAATGTCCTTTAACCGCTCCTTCACTATTTGTGCAGTTGTTTCGGGTTCGTGAGAAAGCACATCAAAATCAGCTATTTTCTGTAAACGTCTTTGTAAATTCCTTGGCATATATTGAGAATAGAGAGAAATAGCAAAACCTCCAAAAAACACGACACCTTGGTTAATAAATGTATTTTTAACATTTTCATAAATGCCATCCTCATTTTTCTTATCTGACATTTCTCTTTGAAATTCTACTTCATCACAATTTATACTGGTTAAGGGATAGTTTTTATTGAGAAGACTCAAACGTTTCAGAACCTTTTCCCATCTGCTTATATCTCCGGCGGGTCGCGACAATTCTAAATACATCGACATTCTCAAGAAATTTGGTGACGCATACAAAATACCCGCAACTCTTATCGAATCTTTTTTCAAAGCCATAAATATTTCCTTGGGAATTTGTGTAATATCGGCAACCGGTATAAAATTAACGTATACTTTGTAAGTGCCGTGATGTTGGCCTGCTTTCGCCTCTACTTCGGTGAAACCCTTTTTATAATAAATATCGGCTAACTTTTTGGCCTTTTCTAAAGCGTCATAAGAGAAAAAATCATAATCGGGTATTTCTACGTCGGTATTATAAAATTTGTCTTCTTCGGGTAAAATATTATTAATCGCAGTTCCACCATAACATATTAAATCCTCTGTTTTCAAAAAATCCTCGACGACATTGATTATTTTTTGTATATCTTCTGAATTCGCGATTCGTTTACCCATTTTTTCCTCTGCTTGATCTACAGCCATACGCAAAATCGCCATTTCACAATCACTAAAATTTAAATCTTTACATATTTTTTGCTTCATATATTAATATATTAATATATATAAATATATAAAATATAAAATTGATATAATATTTATTTTTTAATAAATAGTATAATAATAAAATAAAATGGATAACAATTATGTTAATGAGTTTTTCCAAAAATTTGGAAAAGGAGTGTCGTCAAGAAGAATTGCTAATGATTGTAAAAATTTATACGAAAAATATCCCAATTTTGTATTGTCAAATAATTCTGGGAATGTTGAATTGATTGTTACCGAAAATGGAGAAAAATATGGCTTCATTTTTAAGAATACGTATCCTTTTCAGCCTCCGAAAATATACTATAATGGTAATTCTTACTTGGATTTACTGAGAATAACTGATAATGATGAGAGAAGGATAGTTCGGAAATACAAGAAAAAGGACTGTTTGTGTTGCGATTCTTATGATTGTCACGACAATTGGTCGCCTTCTATAAATTTAACCAGTATTATTGATGAAATTAAAAATATAGTTAAATTTAAAAAAGCAATCGTACATATTTTGTTAGCAGACAAAATAAAAGAAAAATATTTAATTGATGACATTGACATCAACTCATATTTAATATAAATTAATTAATTAATTTTAAAACATATTATACAAATTATATACATTATACACATTATAACCCTAAACTTAAAATTACATCGTTCTTCATTTTTTTCATTTTACTAAGAGACATCCTATTTAGCGCAGATTTTGGAACATATTTATCATTAATAATCTGGATACGTCTACCGACAGGTCTAAAGGGGGTTCCATCTACTATATCGCAAATGCGAATTTTACTGTCGTCTTCACACTCTTTCCAATATAATCCTGTATTAATCGCGTATTCAACATCAGAAGTAATACGTGCGAGAATACACTCCTTTTTTCCTTTAAATGGTATGAGAACTATGTCACCGACACACATTTCTTCTACAAATTTTCGGTCTTGACCACTTGATGGTCTTCTTGAATTGTCTGGTACATTTTCATTATAAACACCATCTACGACATTTTGTCTTGGTATTCCCCAGCCACCCCAGGGACACGTAACTATCTCTTGACTTCTAATCATATTTTTCATATCTGTCTGATTTGTGATTTCGCCATAATTTTGGCGAAGTACCCAAAAATTAATACGAGATACCATTTTTAAAATCTTATTATTATAGTATTCAAAGATATGGTTAGTTAAATTATTTAATACTTTTATGAAATTATTAATTTTTCTTTTCAATTTTTAATAAAAAAACATAAAAAATTGAAATACTTAAAAAACATTAATTTAATTACATTTGGAAGCTATAATAATCGCTGCTAACATTGCGAGTGGCGTAACTATAATTGGGATTTTGAGGTGTAGGGTCTGGGATTGTAATTGGTGTGTATCGGAGTCCTGGTGGTTTCAAAGCAAACGCAGAACCAGTCCTATCAAAAAACATTGCGTTTTCTTCAAGATTATTATCAACATATTGATAACGCATTGCCACCATTTGACATCCATATGCTCTACATAATATACCGCTTGGGTTTTCCGGATTGGTGCCGTTGTCCGGGAATACAATTGTCATATTATTCCTGTTGAAATTTGTTAGTTCATCAGTGTCGTGATTATTCTTAACATCATAATAATTATATGCTCTCATAAAAACCGAATTACTTGTTAAGTTGACATACTCCATAAACTCTTGGTTTTCTAAAAAGGCGTTATTGTTATTGCTGTTTTTTTCTACTACTAAAATTATTTTGCTTTGAAATTGTAATAATGGTACTGTTCCTAAATTGATTCCACCACCTTCAAAACTGTAGTCTTTTCCAAGCATCACTGAATCATATGCTTTAAAAACTGTCGCCATTTTTGAATATGTTTTTTGATGATTACTTTTAACACGTAAATGAATTATAATCGGGTCTGTCGGATTCGGGCAACTGCCTCCTGAAAAAGCATAGCTATTAATTGTTTTAATAACATCGGCAAAATTAACTGAATTAAATGTTTCTTTGATGTAAACACTATCTTGTGTGCTTGTTGCTACAACCGGTTTATCATCAACCAAGTACACTTCAAAGTCTAAACATCGTACACCTTGTTTTATAATCGCTTTCAATACATCAGTGCTTACAAAATCGTTCTTATATGAACCGCCTGAACAAGCATTATATGCGGTTTTAATATAATAATCGTATAAACATCCAGAACTGTCTGCTAATGTTGAATTTGCTGAAATAGGTACTATATTACCATCGACAGACGGATATAAATCATTCATAAAATTGTTGTTTTGGGCTTCTAATTTAGTCAAACTAATAATATACCATATCATTACTGCCAATAATATTAAAGTAATTCCCATAATCATATAAGACGCAAAATCTTTATCCATATCTTTTAGTTTGCTTAAATAATCTGTTGCGGTGCTTGACATTAATCTAATATATTATGCTATTTTTTTTAATTTTTTTAAAAAATATTATATAATTAATCAAATTAGTTAAATAATATTTATACCTATATATTAAATATGGCTGGCGGATTACTTAATTTGGTTTCAGAAGGACAACAAAATATTATATTAAATGGAAACCCAGAGAAGACATTCTGGAAGACAACTTATAAAAAATATACTAATTTCGGAAAACAAAATTTCCGGTTAGATTATGAAGGTACACCAACACTAAACTTAACAACTGAATCTACATTTGTATTTAAGGTTAAGAGATATGCGGATTTATTGATGGACTGCTATATTTCTGTAGCTTTACCGACAATTTGGAGTCCAATTTTTCCTCCTCAAGCTGTTCCTCAACAAGATGGCTCAACTGTGTATACTGATTGGGCGCCATATGAATTCAAATGGATAGACAATATTGGTGCTCAGATGATTGACCGAATTACAATTACCTGTGGCAATCAAAAATTACAAGAATATTCGGGTCGCTACATATTAGCATCTGTTCAAAGAGATTATAGTGGTGCTAAAAGAGCATTATTTGATACTATGATTGGTAATATTCCTGAATTAAATGACCCTGGAAATGCTGGTACTCACGTGAATTCATACCCAAATGCGTTTTATGCCAGTTTACCGGATGGGTCGCCGAATCCGGCTGGTGCTCAACCATCTATTATGGGAAAAGTATTGTATATTCCGCTCGGTGCTTGGTTTAACCTTAGAACGCAAAATGCGTTCCCTTTGGTATCTTTACAATACAATGAATTACAAATAAATGTCACATTTAAACCAATTAATCAGCTTTTCAGGATTCGTGATGTATTGGATTACAACAATAATTTTCCATATGTTGCGCCCAATTTTAATCAATATTATATGCAGTTTTATCGATTTTTACAGACGCCACCTGATGAAACACTTGGACCCACATCTTATGTTGATACAAGAGTCAATTGGAATGCGGATATTAATTTAAATTGTACATATTGTTTTCTCTCTAATGACGAGTCTACACTGTTTGCTAAAAACGAGCAGAAGTATTTAATTAAGCAAGTATATGAGAAACCTTATTATAATATCACTGGTCAAAATAAGGTGCCAATAGATTCTATTGGTATGGTAATTAGCTGGATGTTTTATTTTCAAAGAAGCGATGTTAATTTAAGGAATGAATGGTCTAATTATACAAATTGGCCTTATAATTATATGCCGCTTGATATTACTCCTGCTCCTGCTGCTGGTAACTATCCGAATCCAGACCCGTTACCTCCAGCTCCACCATTTATTGGACCCGGAACAAACCCAGATGGTACTTTATCAGGATTGGCAATAACAGGTGTTTATAATCAGCAAAATCTCAAGCAAATTTTGGTGTCATTGGGTATTTTATTGGACGGGCAGTACAGAGAAAATATGTTGCCCGCTGGAGTTTATAATTATGTTGAAAAATACACGAGGACAGAGGGTTTTGCTCCTGAAGGCCTATATTGTTATAATTTTTGTTTAGATACGTCGCCTTATTCGCTACAGCCATCTGGCGCTATGAATATGAGCAGATTCACAAACGTTGAATTTGAGTTTTCAACAATTAATCCACCGGCAGATCCTTATGCTCAGGTGTTGACCATTTGTAATCCAGATACGGGCGAAATAATTGGTGTAAATAAGCCATCTTGGCGCATCTATGAATACAATTATGATTTATATGTGATGGAAGAGAGAGTCAATATGGTTGTATTTGTTGGCGGCAATGCGGGTCTTATGTATGCTACTTAAATTTTCAAAATATGATTTTATATAATAAATTATATTTTATACTTAAAGAAAACTACCCAATTCACTACATTATGTAAGGAACTGTTTGAAAAAATAGTGAAAAAACGTTCACTTTGAGTGAAGACAAATTGAATATTTTTCAAAAATCCAACATTATTTTGGAAAATCGAAATTTGGACATTTATAAATGTCCATTTTTGAAAAATGAAAATACTTTTGGGAAAAAAAAATGTTAAAAAATGAAGAAAAAGCTGAGACCATAAAAAAAATTAAGGTCTGGTCACTAAAAAAAGTTTTTCAAATATGTGACGATAATTTTTTTTACGAAATTATAAAAATATTATTTTAATAAAAAATTATTTAGGCATTTTTTCTGTCAGTATAATACATACTGACAATGACTGACATTTTAGCTAAAAAAAATGCCAAAAAATTCCATTGTGAAAATTGTAACTTCATATGCTCTAAAAAATCCAATTATGACAAACATTTATTGACACCTAAACATCAAAATACTGACAAAATACTGACAAATACTGACGCAGAAAATGCCGAAAATGCCAACGTAACAAATATATTTGTTTGTGAGTGTGGTAATAACTACAAGCACCGTCAGAGTTTATTTAATCATAAAAAAAAATGCCACATCTTAAATATTAGTAATGAAGAACTAAATACTGAAGACTTAAACAATGAGATAACACCCGAATTAATTATGTGTGTTTTACAGCAAAATAAGGAATTACAAAAAATGTTAATAGAACAAGGTAAAACCATTATGGAGCTATCCAAAAATAGTTCAAATACTAATATCTCTAATAACAATATAAATTCCCATAACAAGACATTTAACCTACAATTCTTTTTAAACGAAACTTGCAAAGATGCAATGAATATAATGGATTTTGTCGATTCAATAAAGTTACAGTTATGTGATTTGGAAAATGTTGGAAAGTTGGGATTTGTAGAAGGTATTTCAAAAATAATTGTTAGTAATCTTAATTCACTTGATGAAACAAAGCGACCAGTTCATTGTACTGATTCAAAGAGAGAAATAATGTATGTAAAAGATGAAGATAAATGGGAAAAGGAAAATGAAACGAAACAAAAAATGAGAAAGGTGATTAAACACGTCACACATAAGAATTCCAAATTATTAAAGGAATTTAAAACAAAGTATCCGGGTTGTGAAAAAAGTGAATCCAGATTTTCAACCGCATATGATAAGCTCATTATTGAAGCAATGGGAGGTAAAGGAGATAATGATTTGGAAAAAGAAGACAAAATCATTAAAAATATAGCAAAGAATGTGATAATTGATAAACATATCGGAATTTAATTTAATTTAGCGCAGCATTTGAAGCCAGTGGTCCATTTTCAAGAAAGTCACCTGTAACGCTATAACGTGGCGGATATGAAGGCATAAATTCTATATCATTCGGAGGTTTATATCTTTTATCAAATAATTTTTGTTCTTCGTCAAAGTCATCACGCCATGTGTTTATACCGAATGTAGGCGAAGGTGTTTTTGAAAACTCCTTACCTGAAATTTTCAACGCTTTTGTTCCGATATCGCTTGTCAAAGGAGAATATTGAGGTGTCACACCAACGGTAAGCTTTCCTGCGTCATTGTTACCAGGAACGTTTCTATTGCTGCTTTGATTTTTGATCCCCTTTATTTTAGGTTGACAACCAGGACAATCGATGTCCGCAGTACATTGTTGACCTGTAATAGAGCACCTGGCTTGAGGTCCACACATATTTTTACAACTGTAAGTGGTGGTTAAGGGCAAATCTACAGTGTGACTAGTAGAATTATTTAAACTCGAATTGTTTGACTGTTGAAAACTTTCTACAATATATTTATTTATTGAAAGGTAATCAATCCAATAAAATGTTAAAAGAATTAATAAAAAACTTATAACTGCTAAAAATAATATATAATATGTATCTTTTGTTAATGTCATATATTATTAATTTATATTTTTATTTTTTACCTTTAAAATTTTAAACTATCATTAGAGAGAAAATAAAATATCCTATTTAGAAAAATAATAAATCAAATAAAAGTTTATATTTGATATAGATAATTAAATTTACAAATAAATTTTATATCTTTTTAATATAAGTAAAATGTCAGAATCAAATGATACTTCAACTATTGATGAAAAAAAAGAAGAAACTGAAGGAAGCAGTAAAAAAGATAATAATATTGGTGGTTTATTGTCGGCTTTTATCGGGGGATTAATTGGTGTTTATATTTATTATAAAATCGGCAGTTGGCTTGTGTATGCTTCCGTAATATCGTCTTCTTGTGAACTTCCAACAGACACCGAATTGCCTCCTTATGAGGGAAGCGCTGTTAACTCGCTAAAATCGAAACCAGTCCATATTTTTGGTGATAAAGCAACAATACAGTTTCCAAATGATCCAGATAATTTAAAATATTTTTTTATTGATAGTTTGAGAAATAAAAAAAGAAAATATGCGGGCTCTGAAACCTGGACCTCACATATGTTTGATTTTTGTATTACCTTTTACGAATCATTATTTTCATTTAATTATTCATTTATACAACTTATTTTGAAATTTATAAATAAATTAGGTATTCCTCAGATAGTTATAATGTTATTAGGACCGTTATGTTTGGGTTTTACATTTGTTATTTTATTTATTTGTAATTGGATATATGCCATATTTACTTGGCTTACATCATTGCCAATATTTATAAGAAATAACGGCACTCTAATAGAGGAACTAATTGGTTATTGGACAATATTCGTCCTTTTTATTGGTTTGATTCTTTGCGCTGTTTTTGTATTTCCTATAGCAATTCCGTGTTCTTTAATAATATTTTTTGTTTCATTATCATTTCTTTTATACAAAGGTGAAATAATTGGCAATATTAAAGATGGTGTAAACGGTCCTGTAGGTGCTGGTGATATTTTAGCGGGATTTTTGGAAAATTATCCCAGAACACTAATTTTATTTTTATGTTTGTATGTCATAAGTATATTTTTCCAAAACTTGGGTTCAGTTGCCGGGTTTGTTTCTATTGTAATATCAGGACTTATTTTATATTATATGGATAAGCTTATAGAAAGTTATAAAAACCCACCGAGTTTAAATATGACACAATTTTTTGGAAAATCATCAAGTGGAACACCTGCGCCGATTAAAGTAGTAGCAACACCTGTAAAAGCGAAATCAGTACAAGTAGGAGGCAACTTTAATATTTTAAAGGAATTAAAAAAACTACAGAAATAAAAAATTAAATAAAATTAAATACAATATAAACATATTTTGATATTGTATTTACATAATGAAAAAAAACAGCAAATTAGATAAAACTCCATTTGTTAGTATTTGCACGCCAACATTTAATAGACGTCCTTTTATCCCAATTATAATAAAATGTTTTGAAAACCAAACATATCCAAAGGATAAAATAGAGTGGATTATTGTCGATGATGGTACGGACAAAATTGAGGATTTGGTATCACATATACCACAAGTGAAATATTTTAAATATGATAAAAAATTATCTCTCGGTAAGAAACGAAATATAACAAATGAAAAGGCGAAGGGTGACATAATTATTTATATGGACGACGACGATTATTACCCACCGGAAAGAGTCAGTCACGCAGTAACTACCTTACAAAAAAACCCAAAGGCGTTATGTGCTGGGTCAAGTACTATGTATATATATTTTAAACATATTGACAAAATGTATCAATTTGGTCCGTATGGCCCAAATCACTCTACTGCGGCAACTTTTGCGTTTAGAAAGGAATTATTACAGCAAACACGATTTGATGAAAACGCATCTGTTGCCGAAGAAAAGAAATTTTTAAAAGATTACAAGATTCCATTTGTTCAATTAGACCCACTTAAATCAATCTTGGTCTTTTCGCACAATCATAATTCGTTTGATAAAAAAGTATTACTGAATCAGATGCCAAATCCTTTTATTAATGATACACCTTTAAAACCTTCTGATTTTGTAAAGGAGCCAAGTGTTTTACAGTTTTTTATGGAAGATATAAATAAACTATTGGACAATTATCAGCCGGGTTCGCCTGAAAATAAGCCAGATGTTACAAAGCAAATAGCTAAAATCCAAGAGACAAGAGAGAAAATGGTTCAAGACCAAATAAAACAGCAAACTGATTACAATAATTTAATGAACAAGCTAACCAATGTAAATCCTCAGATGGCACAAGATAAAATCGATAAATTAACGTTTATGGTTCAAGAGCTCTCAATGGAAAATAATCAATTGAAGGAAAAGGTTAACTATTTAGAGGATAAATTAAAAAAATTAATAATGGAGCAAATACAGTTTAAAAGGAATTCTATGGCACAGCAAAATTAAATAGCAGAGCAAAATTAAATAGCAAAATAGGCAAATAGGTATATTTTTAAAAAATATTTAATAAATATACTTAAAAAGAACCCATATATTTATAGTATACTAAGTGAAATGAGTAACGATATTGAAACCGAAACTGACCAATTAAACAACGACGATAACAATGAGTTGACAAAATTAAGAATGTCTGACAAGAATTTCTATTTAATTTATAGAACCGCACCTTTTGAGCGCCGTGGTATTATTACTTACAAGAAAAAGCAAATAGGTGTTTATACAAGCGGTGATATCGGATCCCGTATTAGAAATGCCGAGACGGGTGAATATTATACTTACACTGTTGGTAGCAAATTTGAGCATTTGTTTTTCTCAGTTAGACTTTCAACTGGTGAATGTGATGGCAAGTCTAAGACCCCCACTTTGTTTTTTACCTCACCAAGCCATTATGAGTCTTACTTATATGGTACAGTAAGTGAGGAGACGAGGGATGATTGGGATTACAAGAGAACAAATCTTTTGAATGATATGGAGAAGAAAAAGCCTGGAAGCAGTGTTTTAGTCAGGTAAAAAAGCTTCCAAGGTATAAAATAATATAAAAAATAATATTTAAAAATTATAATATTATTTTTAATTAATTTAATAGTAAAAAATTGTAATACTTATTCTTCAACGATTTCCTCTTCCTCTTCTTCATTTTCAATTTCCTTATCAGTTGTACCAGCTGCGTTTTCCTTTGTATATTTTTCCAAATATCTATAAATTCTATTAATATCGAGTTTTGTTATTTCATAATTTTCAAACCGCGCAAAAATTTCATTATCGTCATATTTATTTTTTAAATCAATAAAATAACCGAATATATCTTTTTTGTCCATATTCAGCTTTTGACACAATTTTTGAATGAACAAAGAATTGTTATATTCGGTTGAATATTTTGTTAATACTTTTGTAAATCGGACCTCCGTAGGATTATAATTTTGCTTTTTTTGAAAATTTTCGTGATATAACTTGTTATTTTTAAAAGTTTTGATTAGCGAGCTCATTTCATTAAACTGCCATATTTGCTTTTGAAATGTGGTTCTATCAATGTAATCCGCAAAACAAATATTATCCAGTTGATTGATATAGAAAGGAATCGATGTTTTTTTATCATATTTGTCAATAACATCAATAATATTCTCGTGCCATAATAAACCAACGCTTGTCCTATCTGTTTCGTTCATTATAGTGACGTGTTCATTTATATTATAGTAATTATTAATAAGCTTATTTGTTATTTTTTTAGTATCATCATTATAAGAC